AAGACGACGAAGGCATTCGCGGCACGCTCCGCCGCCTGCGCCACGGTGCCCTGCGCCTTGGCTGCCGACTGCTCCAGCAACGGCATTCCGGCGAGGAAGGCGCGGAAGAACGCTTCCGAAGAGACCTTCCCGTCGTTCACCAGCGTCTTCAGCGTAGCAACAGAGCCGCCCGCCTCCTTCAAGCCTGCCGCGACAGCCTGAAGGATCGGCCGCGCCCCCTCGTTCACCGAGTTGAATTCCTCGGCCCGCACGACACCGGAGCCGAGAGCCTGACTGAGCTGGAGCAGCGCCCCGGCCGCCTCCTGGCTGCTGGAGCCGGCGACGCGCAGGGCGAGGGAGACGCCGTCCGTAAAGCGCAGCAAGTCGTCGGAAGACGCGCGCAGCTCCTTCTGCGCCTGCGTCGCGCGGGAATAGAGGGTCGTCAGCGGGGCAAGGGCCGTGCCGTTGCGTTGCGCGATCTGGTAGAGGCTGGCGAAGGTCCGCTCCAGCGCAGCCCCCTCCAGCCCCGCCACCTTCAGGGCGTTCTGGAGGTTGACGTACTCGGCGGCCGCCGAGGTGATCGCGCGCGTCGCCTCAACGGAGCCAATGCCGAGGCCGACAAATCCGAGCCCACGCGCCAGGCCGGAGCGGAAGCTGCGGCCTATATCGCCGAGGCTCGCCTCGATCCGCGCCCTCGACTTCTTCGCATCGGCCTCGATCCCCCTCAGGGCCCTATCGGCGGTCGTGCGCGCCTTGTTTAGCTCGCGCTCGAACTTGCGAACGCTAGCCTCCAAGGTTACGGTCAGGCGCTCCAGATCAGTAGCCATTCATCTGACCCATTCAAAGGTGGAGGGAGAATTGCGGGGCATTGTTGTTGTACTTGCTTCGTTACTCATCGCCGGCTGCTTACCGACCAAAGAAATTGAGCTCCGGTCCAGCTTCGACCCCAAGGAAGCGGCCTATGCACAGACACCCGGCACCGCACGCATCGTCGGACAGGCTTTCATCCGTCAGAAAGGAGGGGGCGTCGTGACAGCGGCAGGCGAGCCTGTCTTGCTGCTGCCAGCCGTGCCGCAGGTCGAGGAAATGGTCGCGAAGACCGCCGATGCCCGGGGGCCATACGCCCCAGAACTCGACATCAAGAACCTCGACCCGCGGCTGAAGGACTACACGAAGAAGACAATAGCCGACGCGACAGGCAACTTCACCTTCGACAAGCTGTCAGCCGGCGACTACTACATCGTCACACGTGTCGTCTGGACTGTCCCTGGCCGGTACGGCGGCCGTCAAGGCGGCGAGCTGGTACAGCGCGTCACGCTCAAGCCTGGCGAGGAGCAGCGGGTGATCATGAGCCGCTAGCCCCGCGCCAGCCAGTCGGCGTGTTTCTCGATGAGCGCGTCGTACTCCTCGCCAGTCATGGCAGGCGGCTCATCGTCGCCGCCATGCGCCTTGTTCCACCCATCGACCGCCGACGCGAATTGCCAGAGCGACATCGCATCGACCTCGATGGGCGTGAAGCCTAGGACGGCTCCGCTGCCGTAGAGGGCGCCGACGGGGAGCCGTCCGTCTCCTCGGTCGCCGGCGCCCCGTCTTTTCCCGAGGCGACATCCTCGGGGCCGACCAGCGCGGCAGTCAGCACCTGCAGCGCCGGCCCCACATTCTCCAGCAGCGGCCGCTCGTCCACGTACCGCTTCACCAGCACCAACGCTTCCGCAGGCTTCATGCCGCCGCCGATGAGCCCAAGGCGCAGCACCTCGCGCATGTCATCGACGCGCCATGTGCGGTCGAGCAGGCGCTGGAAAATCTCGGCCGGCCCCGCGTTGCACTTCTCCTGCAGCTCGCGGAGCTGGCCAATCGCGAGGCGAAAGCGATGCTCGCCGTCGCCCCACGCCATGGTGATGGAACCGTCAATGCTCACGACGCGTCAACCCAGGTAATCTCGCCGTCGCTCTGCAGCTCGACCTCGACAGAGATCTTGCCGTCGTCCTCCGACGCGCCGAGATTGAACGTGGTGAGGATGAACCGGCCCGCATAGTGGCCGCCGCCGTCAGCGGCCGGCACGTCCAGCTTCAGCCGGCAGTTGCGGGCCTCGCCGGTCATGAACCAATCGCGCCACACTTCATGCGCGTCCAGAGCCAGCACGCCGGAGCCGGAGATGCTGCCGCTCAGGGCGCGGGCAACACGCTCCGTCCACGACGGCAGGGAGGGGTTATCGCAATCCGGCACCGTGGTGTCGGAGGTTTCGGCACTGAAATTGATGCCTCGCGTGGTCAGACCGCACGGGGCCGCAAACACCTCCGGATCGGCGCCGTCACCGACCTGGATGAGCATCTTGTACCATGCTGCGGTTTTCGGTTTTGCCATCGTGGCCTCCTAGAAAAATGGCCCGCTCAAGGCGGGCCTCCGTTCCGGGCAGTTGCAGCGCTCAGGCATCGATCTGCGCGCGGAAATTCACGACCCCGTGGGTCGTCAGCCCATCGGGGTCAGCCAGAAAGCGCGTGTCGCGGTGGATGAGCGACACGAGCCCATAATCCGTCAGGTCAAACTCCTGCCGGTGCAGCGCCCTGGCGACAGCCGTCGCGATGGCCGACGCCTCAACACGGCCCACCGCACGGGACCAGACGTGCACGTCGAAATATACCTCGACGGCCTCGATGCACTCGGCATCGTCACGCACGACCTGCCACCCGGCCACGTTGACGTAGGGGAACACAGCATCAGGCGGCACGCGGTCAAAAACGCGGCCAGCAACGGCCGGCACGCCCGCCTTGAGCGCGGCGACGACCGCGCCCTGCAGAGCAAGGTCAGCGCTCATTTGTCCCCCCGGCAACGCTCTTCACCGCCTTTGTCGTCGCGCGCGCAATGCGGCTCTTAACCCGGCGCCGCAGAGCCCGGTACGCAGGGTAAAAGAAGGGGCGCGGCTCTGAACCAGGATGATTGACCTGCGGAACACGAGTGCCGTTGAAGTACAGCAGGCCGCTCGGGTTCTTCGCCTTGATCGTGTGGGGCGCCGTGCCGAATTCGACGAAGCGCGCGTACCAGGCCTTGTCGTCACCAGCCACGATATGCACCGTCAGGTCAGGGTCGCCCTTCCCGCCCGACGCCATGCCGCGCACATTCGCATTCTCCGGCGTGTAGGTGCCCTTCACCTTACGGATCGATCGCCTCAGATCGCCGCTATCCTCCGGTACGAGGCGCTTCTGCATGGCGACGATTTCGTCTGCGCCCTTGTCGAGCGCGCCTGCGATTTCCTTGCGCACCGCGTCCGGGATCGCCGCCAGCTTTGCCAGCAACCGCTCCCGGTTCCTCATCCTTGCCCGCGCCATGACCACTCTCCACGAGCTCGACAGCACCAGCCTGCATGGCCGCCATGTAATGAGCCTCCGGAATGAGGAGGACGTGCCCGGCCTTGTAGGCGATATCGACGCCGACCGACACGCGGTAGTCAAAATCCCGCGTAAACCGCACTCTCTTCGCCATCTCGGCCTCAAACCGCGACACCGCTCTCGACGAGCAGATAGACCCACTGCCGGTCGCTGATCTGGTCGATTTCGCGGATGTTGTAGGCCGTCCCGCGGCGGGCATCGACCATGCGCCAGCTTTGTTGGATGCCCCTGGCGGCCGCGCATTGGCGGATACGCACCTTGAAAATCGACCGGCCCTGCAGGCGGGCAGCCTCCACACTCTCGCCGCCGCGCGCATAGATGAATTGCGCCCGGCAAGAGAATTCCGGCGTCCAGCCGTTCGTCGTGTTGCCATACCCGTCCGATTGCTGGACGGGCTTGTCGAAGGCGACTTTCTCGTAAAGGAGTCCCGCATCCATCAGACGCCAGTCCTCCTGTAGGGCGCGATCAGGGCCGATACCGCGAAGGGCAGCTCCGCCATTCCGCCGTCGCCCGCCGCGCCACGGTTATCGTACCAGTGCGCGACAAGCAGCAATATTGCCGCCTTGATGGCAGCCGGCACGTCCTCTGGCTCCGCCCCCGCCTCATAGGTCACGCTCACGGCATCGGGGCGGCTGTAGTGCTCCGGCCAGGATTGATCTGGCTTCAGCCCCACATAGTCCCCGAGCGGGCCGGGAAGCAGCGTGTAGACATCGCTGGAAAGCGTCTGCTGCGCATTGTCCGCGTCATAGTAGGTGACGCTCGCAATGCTCTTTACCGGGCCAAGAGCGAGGCGCATGCAGCCGAAGCTCGGGAAGTCCTGGCGCCAGGTCTGGCTGACGATGCAGCGTCCGAGAATGCCGGTCCACCCGTCCAGATGATCCACCGCCGCCGCAAGCAGTGCCTCCAGCACGGCATCATCGTCGTCGTGATCGACGCGACAATGCCCCTTCACCTCGGAGAGGCTGACGGGCGTGTCGCTCGGTGGTGTAATCAGGACGGGGGGAAGCATGTTAACTGCCGCTCGCGCGTGAGTGAGAAAGGACGGGGCCGAAGCCCCGCCCGTTAGTTCGAGACGTAGGCCGTATCCGAGACCGTTGCGCCCTGCTCGGCGGGACGGCGCAGCGGCTTCAGGATCGCGATGACCTCGCCATAGGCGATGTTCGCCGTGGCCGAGGTGCGCACCGCCTGCACAAAGCGCTTCGCCGGCTTGCGATACTCGGTGACGAGCACCGTGCCATTGATGTCGTCATTGACCGCACAGGTGACGGTGGCAGCCGTGCCGGTGACATCGGCCATGCCGGCGTCGCTGTTCTCGTCGCTCTCCTGCACCACCATCTTGGCAACGCCGGTAGCCACGCTATCGGTGATCGTGGTGACGAACATGACGGACTCATAGCCGTCCATGTCGATGATGGACGAGTTGCTGTCAATCGAAGAACCAGCCGCGACGGCAGCGCCGACGTAGCGGACTTCGTAATTGTCGAGAAGACCATGCATCGGTCTGTTCCTTTCTGAACGAATTTCGGGAAGAGAACGGCGGCGCTTGCCGCCGCCAATGCTCCGATTAGGAAGCCGAGAACTTCATGACCTTGATGGCCTCGAAGTTGACCACGCCACCGCCAACGCGCTTCGTGGTGTAGAACTTCACGAAGGGCTTACTGGTGTACGGGTCGCGAAGCACGCGGATGCCCTGACGGTCCACGATCTGATAGCCTGCGGCGAAATCGCCGAAGGCCAGCGAGATCGAGCCGGTTGCGAGGGCTGGCATGTCCTCCGCACGGACAACCGGATAACCGAGCAGCGTCTCCGGGGTGCCAAGCGTCAAGGCAGGCTGCCAGATGTAATCACCTGTGCCGTTCTTGAACTTGCGGATCGTGGAGACGAGGGACCGGCGCATCATCCAGCGAGCGTTACCGAGGTAGGCGTCCTTCAGGCAGCCAACCAGGTCAAACAGCTTGTCAGCCGGATTGCTGTCCGCGAACGCGCCGTTCTTGCCCGAGACCACATGCCCGAGCTTGCCCCAGTCCACGCCCGAACCGCTGTCAGCAGCAGTCGGATAGGTGGTGAAGCCTCGAATCTTGCCGGTGTCGCCCTTGATGAACTCGGCGTTCTCGAAGCGGGCGAACTTGTCCGCGACCTTGCCGGCAAGCCAACCTTCGACATCCACAGCAGCATCATCAAGAAGCTGCTGGGTGGCCTTGGGCTCGGTGTCGATCCAGAAGACCGGGATCTTCCACTTGCCGATCTGTGGCGTGTCGGTGTTGCCGCTGGTGTTCTGCTCACCAGCATAACCGGCACCGGCCTCGTCCAGATCCTCGATGCCCTCGAGCGCGTCCGTCGAGATCGTCTGCTGCGAGGCGACCTGACGCATGGGCGAGGTCTCGTAGACCTTGCGGACGATGCGGCCCGACAGATCCGGGGTGACGAAGTAGCCGCCATCCGGGTCGGAACCCGCCGAAAGCGTCTTGACTTCCTCAGCAGTCAGGAGCCGTTCGTTCTTGCGCATGAAGGAGTTGAACGCTGCCTTGTACTCGGCATAATCCTTCATCTCGAACGGGGTGAAGGTGCGCTTCTGGTCCGCAGCAATGGCGGCGAGCGTAGTGTTGAACTCCTTCAACTCGATCAGCGCCTTGGCCTCGGCCTCGCTGTTGACCTGCAGGCCCTCGCGGTTGATGCGGGCTTCCAGTTCCTCGCGCTCCTTGCGCTCGGCCTCGATCTTTGCCTCCAGGGCCGTCTTGGCCTCAATGGCCCGGTCCAGGTCCTTCTCGATCCGCTCCAGCTTTTCCGCCGTCAGCGCATCGTTTTTCTTCAGCTCTTCGTGCGTTTCCTTGAACGCCTCGAACGCCTTGCCCTGCTCTTCGATCAGGGACTTGATTTCCTCAAGCGCCATAGTGAGTTCCTTTCAGAAGATCAGTGTTTCGGCGCAGTCGCATGATCAGCGCCAGCTCTTCCGCAGACAGCTCCTCACGAGCGCCTGTTTCGTCGGTGTCCCCGGCATCGCGCCGGAAGAATTCCTTGAGGCCGGATATCGCCTTCACGGCATCCGCTCGCGACAGGCCCTTTTCCCGAAGGGCTGCCTCAAGCTCGCGAATTTCGGAAACGGTCAGATCATCGATTGACTTCACGCTCTGCACACGCGCCCTTTCATTCGCCGG